TGGATGTGATCGCGGTCACCCGCGTGCTGCCGCGCATCAGCGACCCGACGTTGACCGAGGCCGAAGTCTCGGCGCTCGACCCGGCCGACTTCACCCAGCTGGCCAGCGAGGTGGCCGGTTTTTTGTTGCCGAAGTCGGCGCTGGCGTAACGGCGCTGCCCGCCTCGGTGGATGATGCCATGGCCGACATCGCCGCCATCTTCCACTGGGCGCCGGCCGCCATGGACGGCATGAGCATCAACGAACTGGCCGCCTGGCGCGAACGCGCCCGGGTGCGTAGCGGGGCCGACGAATGAGTACCGAGAAGCTCCGCCTCGAGGTGATCCTCGCCGCGATCGACAAGATCACCGGGCCGCTGAAGACCATCACCAAGGGCAGCGGGGACGCCGCCCGGGCGCTGCGCGCGGCCAAGGACCAGCTCAAGGACATCGAGGGCCAGCAGAAGGCCATCGCCGCCTTCAAGGAGGCCGACAAGGCCGCTGCCATCACCGCCAACGCCTTCAAGGGCGTGCAGGAGCAGGTCAAGCACCTGCAGCGCGAGATGGCGAAGACGCCGGAGCCGACCCGGGCCATGGTCAAGGCGCTGAAAGACGCCCAGGCCGAATCCGACGCGCTGAAGAACCGACACGCCGGGCTGATGGACCGGCAGCAGCGGCTGTTCGCGCAGATGAAGGCCGGCGGCATCGACGTCAGCAACCTGGCGAACCACAGCCGGACGCTGTCCACGCGGCAGATCGAGGCGGCGCGATCGGTGCAGACGCTATCCGGGGCGCTCGAGGCGCAGAACAAGACGCTGGCGCGCCTGCACGCGGCCAAGGCGAACTACGACAAGTCGATGGCCACCGCCGAGAAGATGCGCGGCATCGGCGCCCGGACCATGGTGGGCGGCGCCGCGCTGGGCCTGCCGGCGGTGATGGCAGCCAAGGACTACGCCACCTTCGAGGACGCGATGCTCGGCATCGCCCGCCAGGTCGATGGCGCACGCGACGCCAACGGCAGGCTGACGAGAGCCTACTACGACATGGGCGTCGCCATCAAAGCGATGGCCGAGCGGATCCCGATGACCACCGTCGAGATCGCCAAGATCGTCGAGGCCGGCGCGCGCATGGGCATCCAGGGCAAGGAAAACCTGCTGATCTATGCGCAGACCACGGCCGTGATGGCGCATGCCTTCGATCTTCCGGTCGATCAGCTGGGCGAGAACATCGGCAAGATTTCGCAGCTGTACAAGATCCCGATCAAGGACATCAAGGCCCTGGGCGACACCATCAACTGGCTCGACGACAATGCGCTGTCGAAGGGCGGCGACATCATCGACGTGATGCAGCGCGTGGCCGGCGCCGCCGGCATGGTGAACATGAACTTCAAGGACGCCGCAGCGCTGGGCAGCACCTTCCTGTCGCTCGGCGCGCGCGCCGAGGTTGCAGCGTCGGCAACCAACGCCATGATCGGGCAGATCGCCAACGCCCCCATGCTGGCCCACGCCAAGCGCTACCGCGAGGGTCTGGACATGCTGCGGCTCAATGCCAAGGACCTGCAGCTCGGCATGACCAAGGACGCCACGGGTACCATCCTCAAGGTGCTCGCCGCGATCAAGGCGCTGCCGCAGGAGAAGCAGCTCGAGGCTGCCACGCGCCTGTTCGGCAAGGAGTACGGCGACGATGCCTCGAAGCTGGCGCAGAATCTGGACGAATACCGCCGCCAGCTCCTGCTGGTGAACGAGACGCGCGCCAAGGGCAGCATGCAACGCGAGGCCGACGCGCGCAAGAACACCATCAATGCCCGCATGCTGATGGCGAAGAACGCGCTGTTCAACCTGAGCTCCGACCTCGGCGAGCACTTGCGGCCGGCGCTGATCGAGACCATGGAAAGGACGCTGGCCATCGCGCAGGCGGTGCGCGACTGGGCCAAAGAACACCCCGCGCTGGCCAGCGGAATCATTACCACGGTGAAGTGGCTGGCGCTCGCGGTGACGGTGATCGGCGCGCTGCTGGTGGCGGTCGGCGCGATCCTGGCGCCGATCGCGCTGTTCAAGTTCGGCCTGACGGCGATCGGCGCGACGGCCGGCGGCACGCTGGCGACGCTGTGGGCATTCGTTTCGCCGATCGCCAAGATCGCCGCCGCCTTCGGCGCCGGCTACGCGGCCGGTACGCTGCTCAACGCCGGCATCGACTGGCTGGTGTCGAAGATGCTCGGCCACAAGACGACGCTGGGCGCGGCGCTGTTCGACCTGGTCGAGGCGATCAAGACGAAGTTCGGCGAGATGGTGACCTGGCTGGCCAGCCTGCCCGGCCGTTTCATGGCCGCCGGCGCCGCGATCGTCGACGGCATCATGAGCGGCATCAACTCGCGCTGGGAAGCCCTCAAATCGCTGGTGACGGGCCTCGCCGACAGCACCGTGGGCTGGCTCAAGGACAAGCTCGGGATCCGCTCGCCATCGACCGTCTTCGCGCAGATCGGCGGCTACACCATGGCCGGCCTCGAGCAAGGCATCCAGGCGGCGCGCAAGGGCCCCCTGGGTGCTCTGGCCGCGGCGGCAAAACAACTGACGGCCGCCGGCGCCGGGCTGCTGATCGGCGGCGCGGCCGCGGCCGGGTCGCTGCCGGCAATCGACACGCGGCCGCCGATCTCGCTGGCCGCCATGCCGGGCAGCGCCGGCGCTGGCGGCAACGTCTACACCTTCCACATCTACCCGTCGCCAGGCATGGATGAACAGGCGCTGGCCAGGATGGTGGCAGCGGAGCTGCAGCGTGTCGATGCGGCGCGCGCCGCCGGCCGCCGCAGCCGGCTCACCGACGCGGAGTAAGCCATGATCTCGCACATGATGGCCCTCGGGCTGTTCGTCTTCGCCCTGGGCACCGTGCCCTACCAGCAGCTGCAGCGCCAGCGTCAATGGCGGCACCCGAGCAGCTCGCGCATCGGCCGCCGCCCGGCACGCCAGTTCGTCGGGCCCGGCGACGACACCATCACGCTGTCGGGGATGCTCTACCCCGAAATCACCGGCGGCAAGGTGTCCATGGCGCTCCTGGCGACGATGGCGGACACGGGCAAGGCATGGCCCCTGATCGAGGGCAGCGGCACGGTATACGGGCTCTACGTGATCGAGGAACTCAGCGAGACGGGAACCGTGTTCTTCCCCGATGGCAGCCCGCGCAAGATCGAGTTCAGCATCACGCTGAAGCGCATCGACGATGACCGCCTCGACTTGCTGGGCGCCGTCACCAGCAGCCTGCTGGCGTTGCTGTGATGCGCGCCGGGCCGCCCCAAGCGCATCGCGCCCCCCCGGGGGGGGCAGCGAACCGGCTTTGTGAGCGTGGGGGGCAACCGTGAGCGATCCGCAGAACCTGCACGGCGAGCGCCAGGCGGCCTACCGGATCCGCGTCGACGGCGCCGACATTACCGACCGTCTGCAGGGCCGCCTGCGCAGCTGGACCCTGACCGACAACCGCGGCTTCGAGGTCGACCGCCTCGACCTCGAGCTGGACGATGCGGACGGCAAGCTGGATCTTCCCGCGCGCGGCGCCGAGATCCGCTTCGCCATCGGCTGGGACGATACCGGGCTGACCGACAAGGGCAGCTTCACCGTCGATGGCATCGAACACAGCGGCGCGCCCGACGTGCTGACCATCCACGCCTGCAGCGCCGACATGCGCGGCGGCCTGACCACCCAGCGCGAGCGCAGCTGGCACGGCCAGACCCTGGGCAACATCGTGCGCACCATCGCCGACGAGGTCGGGCTGGTCCCGGTCGTGGCCAAGCAGCTGCTCGACCAGGTGCTGGCGCATGTGGACCAGACGAACGAGAGCGCGGCCAACCTGCTGACGCGGCTGGCCAGGATGTACGACGCGATCGCAACCGTGAAGGACGGCAAGCTGCTGCTGTTTCCCGCCGCCGGCGGCGTGACGGCGACGGGCAAGGCGCTGCCGGCGGTGAGCATCACCCGCGACGTGGGGGACAGCCACCGCTTCAGCCTGGCCGACCGCGAGAGCTACACCCACGTGCGGGCGACGTGGAACGACATCGGCCTGGCCGAAAAGGGCGAGGTGATCTGGGGCAAGAACGAAGATGCCGCCGAGCGCAACAAGCGGCCCGTGACGCCGGCGCCGGGCAGCTCGGCCGAGCCGACCGCATTCAAGGCCGTGGGCACGAAACAGAAGAGCCGGTCCAAGGCGCAGCGCCTGGCGGCGAAGGAATGGAAGCGGCTGTCGAAGTCGGCCGACTTCCGCGCGCGTTATGCCGGCGTGAAGGTGGCCTACGACGACCGCACGCTGAAAACGCAGGGCGAGGTGACCCACGGCGTGGCCGAAGACAGGAAAGCCCGCCAGAACGCGTTACGGCTGGCCGAGCGCGACGCGAAGAAGATCGACGGCGCGGCGCCCGTGGTGGCCATCGACCACAGCGCCGACAACATCAAGACGCTGCGCCACGTGTACGCCAACAAGGCCAACGCGGTGCACGCCGCTCGCGCCGAGTGGCGCCGACTGCAGCGCGGCATGGCCAACTTCAGCATCACCCTGGCGCACGGCCGCGAAGACATCTTCCCCGAGCTTCCGGCGACCGTGAAGGGCTTCAAACCGGCGATCGACAACACCGACTGGCTGGTGACCCGGGTGACGCACTCGGGCGGCGATGGGGGATTTACCTCGACGGTGGAGCTGGAGATCCGGGCGACGGAGATTCAAGGCTGAATTCTTGTTGGTAGGCA